AGAGCAAAAGAAGGTATAAAAGCACCAAGTAAAAGTAAAGAACCGTCCAAGGTTTCAATAAAACCGAAAGATATGGCTAATCGTGGATTCGTAAATAAATAAGAAATGGCAGAGGGATTATTTATAACAAGAAAAGATTTAGTTAAATTCACTTCCGTAAACGGTTCGGTGGATTCAGACAAATTTTTGCAGTACATAAAGATTGCACAAGATATACATATTAGAAACTACTTAGGAACTGACCTATACAACAAAATACAAGACGATATAGAGGCAAGTAGTTTGACAGGTGATTATCTAAGCCTTGTTACTGACTATGTAAAACCTATGCTAATACATTGGGCAATGGTTGAGTATTTGCCTTTTGCTGCTTATACTATTGCAAACAAGGGCGTATTTAAACATGGTAGCGAAAACGCATCTAACGTAGAGAAAGATGAGATAGATTTTTTAATAGAAAAAGAAAGAAACATAGCACAGTATTATACTGATAGATTTATAGATTATATGTCATTTAATGCAAGTGGTAAATATCCTGAATATTACACTAATTCAAACGATGACGTGTACCCTGACAAAAACGCAAATTTTGAAGGATGGGTTTTGTAAGAAACGATTATAAGCCTAAAACACTAAATGTAGAAAGGCTAAAAGAATATCTACAAAAAACATATATAACAAAAACGAAAAAAAAGTATTGATAATATATGGCTAACACAATAAATTGGGGTAAGATATATTGCTTTACAGAGTTTGGTATTGAAGATTTTACAGTAGCCGAAGCAATACCACATTTTTCCTCTCCTGAGTGCTTTTTAGGTGCTTTAGAAGGTGGTCAAACAGAAACATTAGCATTAACGATAGATGACACACAATTATATAGTGTAGATTCTTCAAAACTAAAAGCTGATTTAACTTTAGTAACATTATTTGAATAAAAATATATAAAATGGCAAGAATAAACATAGGCGTAGGTACAGAACCTAACGATGGCAATGGGGATACACTAAGAGATGCTTTTGTATCCGTAAATTCAATGACTGCTGACATCTACGGACAAAGTGGAACAGGAGATAGCCTAAGAGGTTCTTCTGCTTTAACTGCAGCAGCAGATGTCGATGTTGATTTTGACACCGCAGCAGTTTTTACAATGACATCAAGCATAGCAGTAGATTTAAACTTTACAAACGCATCAATAGGTGATGTAAAAGACATTATTGTAACAGATTCAGGAGGTACATCTTCACTAACTTTTGACACAAGTAGTAATACTGTTACAACTATTGCAGGTAGTTATAGTGCTACCGCAGGTGCAGTAAACTTTATACAAGTTGCTTGTACTGCAGCTAATACATTTTTCTTATCAATTTCACAAAGCGTATAACTATGAAAGCAGCAGTAGAGAACGGAAGAATAGTAAACATTTATAAAAGTTTACCTAACAAATTAAAAACTCCCAAAAAATACATTTTAGGAGGTGCAAACAACCTATCAAAAGAAGAACTTGAAGCTATTGGTATTTACGATGTAGTAAGACCAAGCTATAATAAATTGACACAAACCAAAGGCGGTCTTTATTTTGACGAAAAGAAAAAGATAGTTACTTATGATGTTACTGATATAAACTTTAATCAAGAGGTAGATATTATAGGAGAAGATGGTGAGCCAACAGGCGAAAAAGAAAAGAGGTATAAATTAGCCGATATAAAAGCAAGTAAAATTGCAGAGATAAAATCTATAGCAGGTAAGTTATTACAACCTACAGATTGGCAAGTTATAAGAAAATCTGAGAGAGATATTGCTATTAGTTCTGATGTTGCAACAGAAAGAGCAAGTATTTTGGCAGAAGCCGACAGGTTGGAAGCCGAAGTAAATGCCAAGAAGTCTTATAAGACTGCATTGCAATACAACGTACAATTTTTCCCACCATCTGAAGAAGAATAAATATGGCTTTAGGCAAAAGACTAATTAATACAGGTGCAGCAGTAGAAACTTGTAATACTGAATCAGTACAGGCATTTGGTGCTGATAACGCATACAGTAGCAATATAGCTTTATATGAGCTTGATGGTAATGATAATGATACTACAACTAACTACAATGGCACAAATGACCCAAATGTAACATACTCATCAACAGGGGCATATATTGGACAGGCTGCTATTTTTAATGGTAGTAATTCTTATATTAATTTACCATTGACATCTTTATTTTTTGGAAAAAACACTTTATCTGTTTCTTTATGGTTTAAAACAACCACGACAACAAGGTCAAGAATTTTTACTGATTATGCTCAAACAAGCAGAAATTGTGATATCATAATGAATGCAAATGGTACAGTTGAGGTAACAACTGATTATAACCAAAGTAGTAATACAATATTTATTTCATCCTCTGCATATAATGATGGCAATTGGCATCATATAGTTGTATCACTTAATCAATCTGCAGGAGAAAGAAATGTTTATATAGATGGGTTATTATTAGATACTGCAACTTTATCAACAAATAGTTGGAGTGGTACAGTAGGGTCAAGAGTAACATTAGGTGCATTTTATAGTTCTTCTTCTTCAAGTGGGTATTCGCAACATTTAAATGGCAGTATAGATCAAGTAAGAATATTTAACAAAGCCTTGATTGCGGATGATGTATCTACGCTTTACGCTGAAACATCATCTACCGCATCTAATACAAATCCTTTTAATGAAGGTGCAGGGGTGGCTTTATATTCTATGGATTATGATGCAAGTGAAGAAAGCGGCTACTTTGATGGTACACCTACTGACGTTGAATTTGGAGTAGGCGGAATAACAAACTTTGGTGCAAGATTTAACGGAAGTAGTAGTTTTATACAGACATCATTATCTTTAGATGCTGCATCAAATAGCGTTTCTTTTTGGTTTAATGCTGATTCAGTTGGCTCACAAAATCCTGCCTTGTATTTTAACAATAGAGGAGGTAGAATAGATATTACTATAAATGGCACAGGAAGCAATACTGCAACATCAACTCTTGAAAATATTTATATAAATTCAACGACTGCAATCACAGGATGGAATTTTGTTTGTATTGTGTTTACAGGGTGGGCATCATCTTACTCTGCAAGTAGTTATGGAAGTGCAATTACTGCTAATGTCTATCTTAACGGAGGTTCAGCAGTATCATTAAGTCCTACTCCTTATGGACAAAGTGATGGATTAAGAATTGGAAGAAGCGGTGGTAGTTACTATTATGATGGTGATATAGACCAAGTAAGAATATTCTCTAAAGCCCTAAGTACATCAGAAATAGATACGCTTTATAATAGTGGAAGTGGAGAAACCGCTTGTGTACATACTGCTACAACAACTGATAATGATTATCCAACAACAAATCTTGCATATTACAAATTAGACAATTCAGCAGAAGATAGTCATTCAGGAACTTATGATGGTACTGAATCAAATATAGAATACAGGTTTGGTAAGTATGGTCAAGCTGCTGTATTTAATGGAAGTAACGCTTATATTGATTTAGGCACATCTATAGCTACGTCTACAAGAGGTGTATCTATATGGGTAAATGCTGACAATTTTAGTGAAAGATGGGCATTTCAACAAGGGGATGGTCAAGGTGTTGAAAATTACATAAGATTTTATAATACAGACGATATACAAGTTAGATGGGGAAATGTTACTCAAACATTTAGTGGATATAGTGCCAATACTTGGATTCATATATTTGCTCAAAAAGATGAAAATGATAATGCTAATGTGTGGATTAATGGTGTTGAAATGGGTTCTACAGGAACTCCATCTGCAATAACTGTAAACAAAACATATTTAGGAGTAAGGAACAACGGAGGAAGCCTTCAGTATTATTTTGATGGAAAAATAGACCAAGTAAGATTGTTTGCTTCCGCACTTACGAGTAGTCAAATTATACAACTTTACAACGAAAAACCTGAAACAGATACATCTAATTTTAAAACTGTATTGTATACGGGGAATGGTACATCTTCAAGTTCAATCCAATACATTTCTAATGTAGGAATGGACTTGGAAACAAGTGGCGGTTTAATTTGGACTAAAAGAAGAACAGGTAGTGCTACTTCTCACGCTATTGTAGATAGCCTAAGAACTATTGGTTCAAGCACAGGTTATATTGCAAGTGATACAACTGATTTGGAACAATTTAGTAGTAATATGCCATCTTCACTTGAAGCAAATGGATTTTTTGTAAAAGGTAGTGGTGGTAGAACTAATTCAAATGGTCAAGATTATGTTTCGTGGGTGTGGCTTGGTGGTGGAGAGGCACAACAAAATAATGATGGTACAATTAATGGTGCTAATTGTATGGTTTCAGCAAATGCTGCCGCAGGGTTTAGTATTGTAAAATATACAGGTAATGGAACTGCAGGTGCAACAGTAGGACATGGACTTGGTACACCACCTGATTTAATTATTGTAAAACTTTTAGATAATAATAAAGATTGGTACGTTTTTTCTGAACTATTAGGTCAAAGTGGTGGAGAATATAAATATTTAGAATTAAATGATGATGATGCTGCAACAACATTTAACACACAACAGGTTTGGAACGGTGTTTTACCAACAAGCAATGTGTTCACACTTACAGGAGGTAGTGCTGATAATTTAAATAATAATGACTACATAGCTTACTGCTTTCGCTCTGTAAGCGGATATAGTAAGATAGGTACTTACGAAGGTAACGGAACTACTGCAACTACTACAATAACTACAGATTTTAAACCAAGTTGGGTAATGATAAGAAGAACAGATTCAGGTAATAGTTGGAGAATATTTGATACAAGAAGGGATACAACTCCTTTAAATTTAATATTAGATGCTGATACAAATCTTGCAGAAGCTGATGGTGGAACAACAACATCAATAAATATAACAGACACAGGCTTTAACATGAGTACATCACAGTTTGGAGGTTCTATTAATACTGATGGTGGTCAATATCTATATATGGCATTTAAATAAAATGAAATGGATGATTCAATGAAGATATTTACAACCTATGCGGCAAGTCTTTTTGCTTTAGTTTTTAGTATAAGTGATATAAATTCTTTGCTTCAGTTCTTAGTATTATTAGCAACGCTTGTTTATACGGTACTAAACATATATAAATCATTTAAAAAATGACAAGTAGAGAAAGGAGAGAGTTAAGAGGTTATATAGGAAGTGGAGTAGTATTTTTGTTTGTTATTGCCCTTCTTATTTTTCTTAGTTACGTTGAAATTCCACAAACAAATAACGATACTTTTAAACTTATTACAGGTGCTTTGGTGGCTACTATAGGTGCAGCTATATATGTATTTATTGGCAAAGACCCAAACGAGGTAATAGAGTTACAACGTAAAAATGATGCTTTAGAAAGTAAAGTAGAGCAGCTTGTAGTAGCAAAAGACAAGTTAGAAGAACTACTTATTAAAATACAGGATGACGTTATAGATAGGTTGCTTATAAATAAAACCTTAGAATACGATGACAAAAACAAATCTTAAATATTTTACTTTAGATGAGTTTGATTCGCCTGACCTTCCTAATAGTGGGATCAATATGGATAGCGACTTCTTGCAAAAGTTGGAAGCAGCACGTGAGATTGCAGGGATACCCTTTAAAATTAATAGTGCCTACCGCACAACAGAACATCACCAAGCTATCTACAAAAAATTGGGAAAAGAGCCAACTAAGTCAGCCCACCTTATCGGCAAAGCAGCAGACATACATTGCACAGATTCAAGAAGCAGATTCATTATTATATCAGCGTTACTTAGTGCAGGATTCAATCGAATCGGTATTGCAAGTACCTTCATACATTGTGATACTGCCGAAAAAGGTAAAACCAAAAATGTCATTTGGACATACTAATACAGTAGGAAGTACGATAAGCTATGAGTGAAATAAAAGTAAAGGCTAACGGACTAAGAAACGAATTAAAAGAGATACGCAAAAGTATCGACAAACTAACTAACGCAATTATTGAAATACATATTGCACAAACAAACAAACACAATGCGAGTAATAATGACGATACTTGTTGCAACGATGATGAGTTGTGCAAGTGTAAGGGAAACAAACCGAAAGCGATTTAAAGAAATTACAAAAGACATTTGCATAGAAAATCATAATGAAGCTAAATTAGCACAGATACTATACAACGAAATTGTAAATGGCAGGTAAAAAGAAATTTAAAGACACAGTAGTAGGTAAATTTCTACTTAATAAAATCCCTAACGTAGTAAGTAAGATAGCAAATGACACACCTGTAGGTAGTGTTATAGAAGCTATTATTGGCGGTAGTGAAATGTCAGAGGCAGATAAGCAGGTAGCACTTGAAAAGCTACGCTTAGAACGTGCAGAAATGGATGGCATTACTAAAAGATGGGTAGCAGACAGTAGAAGTGATAGTTGGCTTAGTAAAAACGTAAGACCACTTACATTAGTTTTTTTGACAGTAGCTTTTGTAATAGGATGGTATTTACAATTAGAAGAACTTGACATAGTTAAAGAATTATTGTGGATAGTTTTTGCAGGATATTTTGGTGGAAGAAGTTTTGAAAAAGTATCAAGTATAAAAAACAATGGCTAAACAGATAGTAAGTAACTATTACAAGAAACCTAAGAAAAAGCGTAAAGGCATACACGCAAAAAGCAAACAAAGTAGCCTAAAATCAAGTAAATTATATAGTAAGAAATATAAAGGACAGGGTAAATAGTTATGCTAAAATTATTAACACCCTGTTGAACTTTAAAAAAAAAGTCGCTAACTTTGGTGGGTTAGTGGTAAATAATGTTTAACTAATTAATATATATTTAAAATGTCAGAAGATACTACTATTAGACAACTTGCAGAGAAAATAGCTAAAGATTTTGCAGTATCTGTAAAAGAACGTACAGATTTATTACTAAGATTAGATGCAAACCAATATACTAACCTTGGTAAAGATAGTTTAGTAAGTGAAAAGAAAAAAGTAAAGTCAGATAGTAAGTATATCTACCGCATGATACAAGGGATAGACGAAACGTTAGGCAAGAGTTTAGTACAAGCTATGGATACGTAAAATAATGCCAAGAACTGCAAAAAAACCAACTAAAAGTAAACTGATAAAAAAACTTGACATAGTTTTTAGTAAGTATATAAGACTAAGTAGTGCAGATAAGAATGGTTTTTGTACTTGTGTTACCTGCGATCGTAAATACCATTGGAAAAATATACAAGCAGGGCATTTTATGAGTAGAAAGCATTACTCAACGAGATGGGATGAAGATAATGTAAAACCCCAATGTTGCGGCTGCAATATGTTTAAACAGGGTGAACAATATAAATACTCCCTTTTTCTTGGTTCGGAGTTAAGTAATGAATTATATTTGAAAAGTAAAGAGGTTGTAAAATTTAGTAGTTATGATATTGAACAGATGATTGAACACTACAATACTAAATTAAAGACCTTTCTGTAATTTTTTTGTTTTATTGTTTTATTGTTAGGGGTGGTTTAATTACTACCCCTTTTTTTTGTTAGATATTTTTTTATAACTTAGCAATATGGAACATTTAACAAAAGCAGAACTTCAAGGCAAGGTCTTGGAACTGCAACACGAAAACTCTTTACTAAGAAAACAATTAAACATTCAAAACGGTATTAATTATGGACAACACACAGAAGTACATCATTAAGCAAAACGCACTTACAAATGCAAATGCCTTTTGGCAATCAGAAGAAACTAAAACGGAAGAAAAGGTTTTAGCAACTGCACAACAGTTTGCAGATTGGGTAATGGGAAGTGAACAATCTTTACCACCTATACCCAAAAAAGCTGAAGATGAGAAAGGATGGTTAAACCAAAACACACCTGACTACAACAAAGCTATTAGTTTAGTTAAAAAAGGTTATGCAATACAAGACCTTAGAAACCAATTTAAAATAAGTAAGAAAGTAGAATTAGAATTAAATAAGATATGAATTTAAAAGGAACTATTAAGTTAATCAACAACATACAGAAAGTAAGCCACAAGCTAACTAAACAACAAATAGTAGTTACTATAGACGAAGATACTAAGTACCCACAGGACATTGCAATAGAGTTTTTAAATGACAAGACACAAATACTACAAAAATACAAAGTAGGAGATAAGGTGTCTGTAGATATTAATTTAAGAGGCAATGAATACAACGGTAAATACTACAATAACTTAGTAGGTTGGAGAATGGCACACATAATTAATAACGAGGTTACTAACTCACAACAAAACCCACAACGAGAAGCAGAAATAGATTTACCATTTTAACAATAGGGGGGCATTGCCCCCTTTTTTTTTATGCCCAAAAGATTAAAACAAGACGAACCTATGCCTATAGATTTTTGGAATTACGGTATAAATCCTATCTTAGGCTACAAATACGATCCATTAGAAAGAAACAGTAGAAAAGAATATTTGAAATATGGGTTAAACGTAAACCAAATTAGATGATAGCACAAAGTAATAAAATAAAAGAAAGGATTTTAGATATTAAATATGGCAGGGTAAAAGAAGGATTAAAAATAGGAGTACCTGACATAGACGAATACATAAGATACAAACAAGGAAACTTTAATTTAATTATAGGACACGCAAACGTAGGAAAGACTACAATAATTAGTTATCTATTTACAGTATGGGCAATAAAACACAAACTAAGATTTCTAATATGGTCAAGTGAAAACACACCACAGAGCATACTAAGAAAGATTATTGAGTTTAAAATGAATAAACCTATACACACCGCACAAGAAGATGAGATTAACGATACAGTAAAATGGGCAGATAAGTATTTTAAAATTATAGACGTAGAAGATTTGTACACGTATAAGGATTTACTAAAAGAGGCAAAGGCAGTTAAAAACGCTTGGGATTATAATGCACTACTTATAGACCCTTATAACAGTTTAAGCAAAGACCATCACCTTTTAAAAGCAGTAGGTGGACACGAATATGATTATCAAATAGCTACAGAGTTTAGATTGTTTGCTAAAAAACAAAACGTTACAGTATATCTAAATGCACATGGTGTAACTGAGGCTTTAAGACGTACTCACCCCAAAGAACACGAGTATGCAAGTTTGCCTATGCCATTAGGTCTTGCAAGTGTAGAGGGTGGTGGTAAGTGGTCTAATAGAGCAGATGACGTACTTTGTTGTCATAGATATAATTCACACGAAAGCGAATGGATGTTTAGCCATTTGCACGTTTTAAAAGTAAAAGAAACAGAAACAGGAGGTAGATGTACACCATTTGAAAAACCTATTAAATTACGTATGACCTTAAACAATGTAGGCTTTGAATTTCAAGGTAAAGACATACTGCACGAAGAACCGAACAAGATTAAATTTTGAAAGCTGAACTAATATTCAGTTACCCTATGGTATACTTATTTATAGCAACAGGTATTATAACAATCTTTTTTGCGTTTGTTGGATTGTATAACAAAGCAGAAATTATAATATCTCCTATAAAGGGATTTGTCATAGGTGCTTTAGTACACGAAGAAAAATTTACAGAAAACAATAAAGAAATTACGGAATACACTTTACAAGCAATTTTAGGAATAATAAGTGTAAACGTAGTATGGGAAGTAAGTGGCTAAGTAAGGTAGCCGAAAGACATAACGAGTGGATAAAAATAGTAGAATCGTTTGGAGAGAAAAACTTTCAAGAGGACATTGTTCAAGAGGCTTATTTAATAATTTATAAATACGCAAGTGAAGAAAAAATTATTGATAATGGTGTTGTTAGTCGTGGGTATATGTATTTTACCCTTCGCACTACTTGGCTACAGTTTATTAATGCTAAAAAAAAGGTTAAAAAAATTGAACTTGATGCGGAAGAAAACTTTACGCAAATTGCAGACAATACGGAATTGGATGAGCAAATAGGATATGATAAATTTAGAACACTAATAGATGACCACATAAATAATTGGAGATGGTATGACAAAACACTATTTAGACTGTACAGAGATACAGATATGTCTATTAGAAAAATAGCAGACGAAACTAAAATTAGTTGGGTTAGCATATACAACACACTAAAAAAGTGTAAAGAGGAACTTAGAGAATTATTTGACGAAGATTATTTAGATTTAAAATACAAAGAATATGAAAGAATTACCACCAACAAAAGATAAGAGAACTAAACTCTACAAGGAATGGGCAAAAAAACACGCACAAGCAAGTGAAGGACTTGGAGATACTGTAGAAAAAATAACAAAAGCTACAGGCATAAAGAAAGCAGTCAAGTGGTTAGCAGGGGAAGATTGTGGCTGCGATGAAAGACAGGAAAAACTAAACAAAATGTTTAGATACAAAAAGCCTGAATGTCTAACTGAAAATGAGTTTAACCTTATTAAGATGGCTATAGATACCAAAAAAAATAGGTTTACATTTGACGAACAAGAAACTTACAAAGACATATACGAGAGAATATTTAAAACAAAGGTAGATTGTACACCTTGTAGTTTTGGTAAGATAATATGGAAAGACTTAGTAGCAGTTTATAATCAGTATTTATAATGTATATAAACCCAATAGAAGATAAAATATACAAAACCCTAAACCAAGATCGAAGGGTTAATAAGTATTTTAACAGTAAGTCAGTAGGTAAGTGCATGAAACTTATAGATAACTACTATCGTTTATCAAATGAATTTACTATGGATGGGTGGGAAACATTTTACTTAACAATAGACAGAGAAATTAGGATAGGTGAAATTGCATTTAAAATAAAAGAACTGACAGGATATGATGACAAGACTATAGTGGACTATATATATCATAGAATTATTGGACAAACCTACAACGGATTTGTTAGGGAAATGAAATTTATAAAACAACTTAATAATTTTTATCCTAATTTAGATTTTAGAAAATCATTATATGAGTTAGATGAAAAATACTTTACAGACTTTGAGGTATATACAAAAGACACATTAGTGTTTGGTGGGCAGATTAAACCAATCAGCTATAAGTATATGAGTAAACCTTATCAAGTTAAGGCAAAAGAAAACCACGAAAAACAAAGATTAGATTACAGAGAAAGATTTAAAGTACCACATCTACTTATATATTATCAAGACGAAGAAATATACGAACTACAGAAAATAAAAAACAAGATAGACATAATATTACATTACAACAATGCACAAAAAAATACACAATTTAAAACACCTTAATTACTTAGCTAACTTTGATATAATAGCAAACACCTTGTTAGAGTGGCAAGAGAAAAAACCAACTGATGCAGTTGATAAGCTAATGGGTAGTCTTGTAGATATTAATTACTACATTACAGAGATATACACAAACGAACTTTATTTTAACAAGGCACTAAGTGAATACAGATCAGACAAACTTAGAGCAATAGACAGAGCAAATAAAGCAGAAAAAAAAGTAGAAGAATTAGAAAAAGAAATAGCAAAACTTAAAAAAGAAAAAGAATTAGGCTTATGAGTGATAGCAAAAAGAAATACTTTGAGATGCACACAGATGGCATAGTAGAAGATGTAAAGTATATTATGGACAAGCGTAGTGAAGAAGGACAAAAAGAATACGGAACTACATTAGAAAAGAATCCTGAAGGTTTTGATACGTGGCTAAATGAATTACAAACTGAATTGCTTGATGCTGCACTTTATATACAAAAGATTAAAAAATTAAATAAATAATTTGTTAATTAAATATTAATAAGTAGTTTTACTAAAAACAAAATTATGGATAACTACAGTAAGTTTTTATGGTCATTTTATTCAAATGACGAACTACGACAAATTATTAAAAGTGGCAGCACACTTAAAAGCCACATAGAGGAAGCCAAAGCTGAACTAAGCAATAGGCAAGAATCACAAGACGAGATACTTGGATTATGATTACACTACTAAATGGTGAGGCTTGGGGTAAGGATGAAATACTGACACAGATGTACGATGATGAGTTTTATTATGGTCATCTTGGCAAGTATGCACTAAGTAGTAGTAGTCTAAAAACTATTCTTAAAAGTCCTAAGACCTACAGAAACATAATTAAGTATGGTAGTGTAGAGGACACCCCTGCACTAAGAGCAGGTAAGTTATTACATTGGATGGTATTGGAACCCCACAAGATAGACAGGTTAGAGTTTGTAGATGTATCTTCTAAAAACGCTAAAGTTTACAAGGAGGCATTATCTAAACACGGAGAGGTATATTTAGAAAAAGAGAAACAAGATGCTGAAAGACTAACAGATGCTTTACTAAGAAACGAAGAAGCTATTAAACTAATTAATAAGTCAGAGTTTGAAGTACCTGCATTAGAGATGTTAGATGGTTTTCCTGTAAGAGGCAAAGCAGACATACTTAAAGAAGGACACATTATAGACTTAAAAAGTAGTCAAGACTTGAATGGCTTTAGGTACTCTGCAGATAAATTTGGTTACGACCTACAAGCATATATTTACAAAAGATTATTCAAAGCAAGTAAGGTTACATTCTTGGTAATTGACAAGGGTAGTTGTGATATAGGAATATTTGATGCGAGTGATGAATTTATAGCAAGAGGTAAGGACAAATTCAAACAAGCTACAGACCTATATAAATACTTCTTTGTAGAAGAACACGACCTTGATCAATATGTGATGCGAGGTATATTATAAGGGAAAGCCGAAAACCTTTCAGAGTAGGCAAAACAATAAATTAATATTATGAATACATTAAACATTAAAACAGGAACATTTGAAAGAAATTATCAAATTAACAAACTAAAACACGCAGGTGTAAATAGAAAAATTGTAGAGTTGCACAGGGATAGTTTTAAAAAGAAAATGGTAGAGTTTGGATTTTTAGTGCCTATAATTGTAGACCACAAAGCTAATCTTATAGAAGGACACCACAGGGTAGAATGTGCTAAACAAATGGGTATAGAAACACTACCTGCTTATATTGTAGATTGGATAGATGCCAAAAATAAAGATGAATACCAAAAATTTATTATGAGCATAAATAATAATAATAGAAAATGGACTGCACTTGATTATTTAGAAAGCTACTCACAAACAAGAAAGGACTATAGCTATGTACTAAAAAAGTATTACGAAACTAAAGATGTGTTTTCTGTTGGGAACGTTTTAAATATATACTTTAATGCAGGTTGTACTGAAACATTTAAGCAAGGTGTTAGTGTTATAAGAAACAGAGTATTTAGCGAATACCTTTTTAAAAGATTTTATGAATTAAAAAAACTATATGGTGGTGTTAAGATACAGGCATTTACTATAAACAGAGTTTGTGCTATAGCACATAGCAAAAGTAAAGGCAATATGAAGGAGATGAACTTTGTTTTTAATCAGTTAGAAACTTGGGCAGAACAAGATAGTCCAATACTTTCTTCTGTAGAATTTATTAGACCTGAAGTTACAAAACAAATAAACTTCTATAGGGAGATACAGAATGATTAATTTATACAATGAGGATTGTATGGTTGCAATGGCAGGGTTTGCTGATAATCAGTTTGACCTTGCTATTGTTGACCCTCCTTTTGGTATATCAAATAGAATGAAAGGTACAAATCCAATAGGTAAACTTATGAGTGCTAAAAATTGGAATGATAATATACCTGACAAAAAATATTTTATAGAACTTTTAAGAGTTAGTAAAAATCAAATTATATTTGGTGCAAACTATTATGCTAACTTATTACCTAACGAGAGAGATTGGTTAGTTTGGGATAAAAAAAAAGCAGAAATTAATTATGCTATGCACGAGTTATGTTGGACTTCTTTTAACAAAGTACCAAAAATAATTAGAGTATCTGCTGAGTATAAAGATAGATACCACCCTTGTCAAAAACCTGTAAGGTTGTACGAAGAAATATTGGTAAGATATGCTAAAGAAAAAGATAGAATATTAGACACACACTTAGGTAGCGGAAGCATAGCGATAGCTTGTCATAACTTAGGATATGATTTAACAGGATATGAAATAGATACAGAATATTACGAAGCAGCAATAAAACGATTAAAACAACATCAAGCCCAAATAAGGATGTTTTGAATAAAAAAGTAGCAAATGAATTTTACCTATTAGCACTATTAGATATAGAAAATGGTGTTACCTTAGACGAGTTAAAACAAACATTAAAAATGTACGAGGACATAGAGGACTATGAGGCTTGTGCAGGAATATTAAAAGCGATAAAAGAAATAGAAAATGACAATAGACAAAATTAGAGAGTTAGTAGAACAGGAAACAGGATACGACTTATTAAACACAAAAAGAACAACAGAGTATGTATATATGAGAGCAATGTATTATAAGCTATGCAGGGAATATACTTTACATTCTTTAAACACAATAGGTAAATCAGTAGGTAAGAATCACGCTACTGTGTTACACGGACTAAAGCTATTTGATAATTGGATAGATAAGCATGAAAAATCTTACATAGATACTTACAGTAGGTTAGATAAAATAATAGCAAGTAAATTAAACAGAGAAAGAAAGTATCGAGATAAAGAATACTACAGAAACAAGTATGCTAAAACTCTTATAAAACTTAGAGATGTAGAAAACAAACACAGAAACCTGTTAAAACTTATAAATGTTTAATGTGTGGGAGTACATAGGAATGTTTTATTTAACTGCAGTAGCAGCATTACTAATAGCATTGTTTTTTAACAAAGAATAGTTTTTTTTATTGTTATAGTAGAATCATTAATGATTTTTTTTGATTATGGACAAAAGAAAGTTTAACGGAGGTAACAAGAACGCAGGTAGAAAACCTAAAGCAGAAGAAGTACAACTGATAGAAAAACTTACTCCATTAGAGCCATTGGCATTTGAGGCATTGATGAAAGGATTAGAAAAGCAGGATTTTAAATACGTACAACTTTTCTATAATTACTATGCAGGTAAGCCAAGAGAAACTAAGGACATTACAATCAACGAGGACATTCCGTTGTTTGTAGATTAGTATGCAGGTAAAAAAAACAAAAGCACTTAACATATTACGGAAACTGAATAATCGAGTACGGATAGTACGCGGAGGCACTTCAGCTTCTAAAACAATATCTATACTCACTATACTAATAGACTATGCTATACGAAATGAAAGCATGGTAATATCTGTTGTTACAGGAACTGTACCTGCTCTTAGGCGTGGTGGATACAAGGATTTTATTAGTATCTTAAAAGGTTTAAATAGATATAAAGAAATTCAGCACAATAAATCATTAATGCGATACACTTTTACTAATGGTAGCTACTTTGACTTTTTTAGTACAGACGATAGCAGCAAACTCAGAGGTAGTCGTAGAGATGTTTTGTTTGTGAATGAGGCAAATACTATAAGTGGCTTTGATGCATACCAAGAACTTGCAATAAGAACAAACGATATTATATGGTTAGACTACAACCCAACAGGATTATTTTGGGTAGATAAGGAACTAATAGGACAACCTGACACAGACTTTGTAACACTTACATACAAAGATAACGATAGCTTACCGCAAAGCATCGTAAAAGAACTACTAAAAGCAAGAGATAAAGCAAAGACATCTACCTATTGGAAAAATTGGTGCAGGGTTTTTTTAGATGGGGAAGTTGGGTCTTATGACGGTGTATGTATTCCTGATTGGAAAGAGATAGACACAATACCACAAGATGCAAGACTATTAGGATATGGTATGGACTTTGGATATACAGACCCTACTACAATTATAGCACTTTACAAATACAATGAAGCCTACATATTTGATGAGGTGTTTTATAAGTCTAATACCGTTTTAAGGGATGTTAGCTTGTTTCTAAGGCACAATAACATAAAAGAGAATATAATAGCTGACCAAGCAGAGCCTAAGTCCATAGAAACGCTTAGACGTGATGGTCATAACATCTACCCTTGTACTAAAGGCAGGGATAGTGTAAACTTTGGAATTAACCTAATAAACCAAAACGAAATATATGTAACAAGCAAAAGCAGGAATCTAAAAAGAGAACTACAAGGCTATGTATGGGCAAAAGACAAAGATGGTAATACCTTACCTAAACCAACAGGAGAACACCCTGACTGCATAGATGCTTGTAGATACATACTAACAGATACAATAGATAATTCCCACAGGGGAGAATATTTTGTTTATTAATAAAATGTTTATATCTTTGAATCATAAAACAATTTACAATGAAAGATTTTATAATTATTAAAAAAGAGATTTGTTCTAAAGAGAACAGAAAACACATTAAGAAAGCATTAGTAAGCACTACTATCTTATTTGGTAGCTTTTACATTGGTACATTTGCATTTGTAAAAATAGCTTTTCTTATATGGCGAGGATAGAAGATTGGCAAATGAAACAAAGGTGTTGGGATAATGGCTATAGGTTTTATCCTGTGCCTTTTGAGAACAACACAAAAGTAAGATTAGAACTACAAATGCGTAACGAATACAAGTTAGGCGATGTAGAATATAAGCAGAATAAAAAAGGACAAGAGGCTTATAGTAAGAGAATGGAAGAACTATATGTAGATATATATTTTATGTATAAACATAAATTTATAAAAGATAAGGTTTGGTGTTTTAAAAAAAATAAGTATATTGAGGTATAGATTTTTTTTCATTTTGTTTGGTTAATTAGAGTTAGGGGGTTTTTACCCCCTTTCTTTTTATACATAATTCACAAAATTTTATTGTTATAATATGAAAGTTGATATATATATACCTGACGAATTATCTGACATTACGTTAGAGCAGTATCAGAAGTTTGCAAAGCTAAACACAGAGGAAAACCAAAACACTAATTTTCTACTACATAAGATGGTAGAGATATTTTGTAGGCTTGACCTAAAAGACATAGCAAGAATCAAATTTAACTACGTTACACAAATAGTAAACGACCTTAATAATATCTTTAACACAAAGACAGAACTAATACCTACCTTTAAAATGAAAGGTGTAGAATATGGTATGATACCTAAGTTAGACGATATTACATTAGGCGAGTACATAGACCTTGACAATAACATTTCTGATTGGGAAACAATGCATAAGGCTATGGCAGTCTTATATAGACCTATTGATCTAAAGAAAGACCATAGATACCAAATAAAGGAATACACAGGAGAAGAAGATGCAAGTGTTTTTAAACATATGCCTTTAGACGTTGTTATGGGTTGCCTTGTTTTTTTTTGGAGTTTAAGCGAGGAGTTGTTGCAAATTACCCTGAAATATTTAGCGAAGGAAATGAGGGACAATCTGACTTCTCAGCAACGACAAATTTTGGAAGAAAGTGGGGTTGGTATCAATCAATCTATGGATTGGCTAAGGGGGATGTTACCAAATTTGACAAGGTTACAAAACTAAATGTTCACAAATCACTAATGTATTTAGCATTTGAAAAAGAGAAATTAGAATTAGAGAAATCAATGATTAAAAAACGATGAAAGGTTTTTATAGCGTAACAGATAAGATTAAGACATTGTTAAATGCAGAGCCATTTGTAAACACAGTTACATTTGGTAGTATAGACGATGTAGATTTAGATAAGCAAAGTATATTCCCACTTTCTCATGTCATAGTAAACAATGCAGTAGTAGGCACAAAGACTACAACTTTTAGTATTTCTATACTTGCTATGGACTTAGTAGATATATCTAACGATGAGGTTACAGATGTATTTGTAGGAAACGACAACGAGCAGGATGTACTAAACACACAACTTGCACTTCTTACAAGAGTAATAAATGACTTACAAAGAGGCGATAGCTACACAGATAAATACCAAGTAGAAGCTGACGTAACTTGTGAGCCATTTGTAGATAGGTTTGAGAATAAGTTAGCAGGATGGACTGCAACCTTTGACGTAGTAGTAATTAATGATATGACTGTTTGCTAATGACCTTTGAACAAACTAAAAAAGCCTTAGAGGCATTTGCAAATACTGTTATAAAACAGTCAAAGGGTAACCTAAGAAGGAATCGTAATAATAAGTTTATTACAGGTTCAACAAGTGGAGAATTGGAAAACAGTTTAGATTATAAACTAACAGTAGGTAAAGATGGATTTAATGTTCAATTCTTTATGGCAGACTACGGTACTTTTCAAGACTTAGGGGTAAAGGGAAGTAAATCAACATACAGTAAAAGCAAAGATAGTCCTTATAAGTATTCAGGTAGATTTAAAAGCATACCTCCACAGACATTGGATAAGTGGATGGTTAAAAAATCCATAAAAGGCGTAAGGGATGAAAAAGGAAGATTTGTTGGGAGAAAAAGTTTAAGGTTTTTATTAGCAAAAAGTATTTACGAAAAAGGGTTAAGAGCATCTTTCTTTTTTACTAAACCATTCGAGAACGCTTTTATGAAAATACCTGAAAAATTAATAGAAAAGTTTGCATTAGACATAGACGATTTTATAGGATTAAAAAATGATTAAAGCAAGAAGCCCTTTTTTTATAGAACACGAAGAACCTGCTGCACCTGCGGTGCTAAATAGATTTACTTGTGAAGATACTGTAATATCAGGTCTTGCAGTAGCAGCAAACGGTACTATAACAAACCCAACTGCAAGTGTAGGCACATTTCATAGTGTAGAGCCAAGTAGTTTTGGAACAGTTACAACAGATACAGTAAGAAACGTAGTGGTTTATGTAACATACGATTCTTCTAAATTTAGACCACCTACTGATTCAAGTGATGAGATAGGATGTACGGTACAAGTAACGCAACCTGCAACAGTTACACCTGCACATTGTAAAACATATAGAGTAACAAACAACAGTTCAACAGAAAACGGATTGCTTAATTACATAGCTTGTGATGGACAACAAACCATAACATATACTATACCACCAAGTACAAGTGTAGATATATGCGTTTACCCATTTAACACAAACACCTTTGGGTTTCCAACAGTTTCAGGAGATGTAACTTATTTCGATTTAGTTCAGGGTTGTACAACAGATACATTAAGTTAAGATGAGAATATACGCAAGAAGTCCTTTTTTTATAGAATTTAATAGCAATTAATTATGCCTGTATTAGATAGAGCAGAGTTAGAATTGTATATCTACGATGGTACGTCAGGTAGTTATGCTACTACTGACCTAAGATACGAACTCTCAAAGACAAGAATATCAAGCCAAGATAACGTACTGTTTGAAATTAGCGAATTGGTACGAGATTATATAGATGTAACCTTTAACAATGATTACCTAAGTCGTACAAAATGGGTAACTGCTATTACGAGGTTATATGATGCTGATGGTGAAGAATTTACAAGTGGTAGTCCTGTAACAAACCATTACTTAGCTATGGATGGTTATGGCTATTTTGAAGATGGTATTAACCCACAATTATCAGACAACCTATTAATGAGCAACACCACAATCTACTTACCTGAAGCTACTGCAGGTAAACTACCAATATTTGCAGAAGGGGTTGGTAAGGTAACAATAGATGGCGTAGATACACAAATAACAGATAACGGTAACTCAAATCAAAAAATACAATACATTACTATACCTGCTGATAGCAGTACTATACAGGTTTACGATACGGATGATGCAACTTTATTGGCAACTGTTACCGTAAATAATATATGCGAACCTAAGTTTACACCCTATAAAGCTACTTTTGTAAATAAACATGGGGCGTACCAAGACATATACTTCTTTAAAAAATCAGTAGAAAGTATGTCTGTAACAGATGAGTTGTATAAAGCAAATATTATAGATACCTCTACGGTTACTTATCCTACATATAAAGGACAACAAGAAAGATATAACGTTTCTGCTACTAAAAAAGTACAACTAAATACAGGATTTGTAAACGAAGATTTTAACCAAGCAATAGAAGAATTACTATTAAGCGAAAACGTTTGGCTAAGATGGGAAGGATTTACACTACCTGTAATTATAACAACCAAACAACACACATACAAAACATCTTTAAACGATAAATTAATTAATCACACATTAGATTTTGAATTTGCATTTAGCAAAATAAACAATATTAAATAATGCTAAACCTACAACTATACATAGAGGGTACAGAGGTAGAATTGTTTAAGGATGAAAGCGTAAGCCTAACACAGACCTTACAAAACGTAAAAGACATCAGTAAGATATTTACAGATTTTACTAAGACATTTAACGTACCTGCAAGTAAAGAAAATAACAAGCTATTTAAACACTTCTACAACTTTGATGTTACAGGGTATGTTTCAGGTGTTAAAAAAACTGCAGAGTTATATCTTAACCATCAGTTGTTTAAAAAAGGTAAGATTCGGTTAGAGGGAGTTAGTTTGAAACAAGCAAAAGCACATACATACAGACTTACATTTATAGGGGATACAGTAAACCTAAAAGACCTATTAGGTGAGAGTAAACTATCAGCTTTAGATAATATCTACGGAATGGAGTTTACTTATAACGCAGACAACATAGTAACTTATATGCAAGATGGGTTAGATGTTACTGTAAATGGTGTTTCGTACCCTGATGCACTTGTAGTTCCTTTAATTACTCATACACAAAGGTTATACTACGATAGTACATTACCTGTTGCACAAAGTGGTAATATAGCTTATGATGGTTCTATTGTACAAGGCGTAAAATACGAACAGTTAAAACCTGCACTAAGAGTTTATACCTTAATAAAAGCTATAGAAGATAAATATGGTCTTAAATTTAGCGGTGATTTTTTTAATCAAGACAACAGTATTTTTTATAACCTTTATTTATGGTTACATAGAAAAGAAGGTGGTATTTTAGAGGAAGATCAAATAAGAGCAAAGACTACTTTTTGTTGTATCACAGGAACAAGTGATGACAAAAACACTTGGTCAGATAAGATAACCTCTGACAGTTTTACTTTTAGACAACCTAACAATCCTGATAATGTAAGACTACAATACAAAATAGACATTATAACAAACGCAACAGACTATAATGTAATTGTAGAAAGAGATGGTGAGGAAAGAGAAAGATTAGATAATGTAAGTGGTAACCAAACATTAGGTGGTATAGATACTAACCATAGATTCCCTGCAGGAACTTATAGAATATTTTTTGAAAGTGCATCGGCTGCTGAATTTCAGTTAGACATTACTCTTAATGAGTGGGTTAAGTTGTTTTTAGGATTAGCAAGTGATAATAAAACAGTACAATTACAAGGTAGAGCAAAAGTAGAAACAGTAGCAGATTTTAATGCAGCTTTGCAATTACCTGATATTAAAACATTAGACTTTATTACAGGATTATTCAAGATGTTTAACTTGACTGCATTTCAAGATTATGAAGGTATAATACAAGTAAAGCCATTAGATGACTTTTACGCACAAAGTAGAAATACCTTTGATATAACAGAGTTTTTAGATACTAATACTGCATCTGTAGATGCTTTGATGCCTTATCGTAGAATATCTTTTGCTTACGATGGTACAGAAAGTTTTTTTAGTCAAAGCCATAAAGAACTGTTTGGTGTAGAATGGGGTACAGAACAATACGAAGATTTTTACAACACAGAAGGAGAAACGTTTGAGTTAAAGATACCTTTTGAACATCATAAGTTTGAAAGACTAAGAGATGCTAACAATACACCTACCGATGCACAATGGGGGTGGTCTGTAGATATAAAGCAAGAAACATATTTAGGAAAACCTTTACTTTTCTATGCAAAGAAAATCACAAGTGGTACACAAATAAGTGTAGTTAAAACATCATCTGTAAGAGTTGGTATTACGGACTATTATATACCATCTAACAGTGTAGATATAACAGATAGTCAAAACCTAAACTTCAAAGCAGAGTTTAACGAATATGCAGGAACAGTATTTGAGAAAACGTTATTTGAAACTTATTATAGTAATTACATAGGCGATACATTTGACCAAAAGCGAAGGCTAAGTAAGTTTAAGGCATACTTACCACTTAGGATATTATTAAATCTATCATTAGCAGATAGACTAATAATCTTTGACAAGATATATAAGATAAATGAAATAACAACTAACCTTGCAACAGGTGTAAGTGATTTAGAATTAATAAACGAGGTAAGCGACTTTGTAATAGAAAACCAAGATCAGTATTTAGCAGATACTGTAGATAAAAGATTCTTAACGGTTGATAGTACAAATGTTAGAGTAGATTGGAACGGAACAGTATGATAGAAAATATATTAAACTTATTAGAAATAGCTAAGCAAACAAAGCAGTCAGGCGTATATACATCTATAGCATTAGGTAAAAACAAATTACCTTCAGGTGTAAGAGAAGCGTATAACATATTTAAGCAGGAGTTATGGCACAAAGAGAAATAGTATTAGAATTAAAAACCGAAACAGGTGCAACTGAAAAAGATTTAAAAAACGTTGCAAAAGGAGTTGAAAAAGTTAAAGAGGAAGCACAAGAAACATCCAAAGAAACTAAAAAACTTAGTAATGACTTTTCTGAAATGGGAGGGCAGCTTGATACTGTTACAGGCGGTGCTATAAGTAAATTTCAAGGATTAACAGGGATGTTAAAAAACACCGCTAAAGGATTTAGAACGCTTAGGGGTGCTATTATATCAACAGGAATTGGTGCTTTAGTTGTTGCAATTACATCTGTTACTGCAGCATTTACTGCAAGTGAGGAAGGGCAAAATAGGTTTAGTAAGATTTTAAAACAACTTGGAGTAATAGCAGGTAATGTAGGTGATATATTTTCAAGTTTAGGTACAGTTATTTTAGAAACACTTAGCGGTAATTTTAGTGCAGCAGGTGATGCTTTTGACCAACTAAAAGAAAGGGTGTTCAACTTTGGGGAAGAAACACGAAAAGAATTAGAATTAGCAGGAGATTTAGCAGATAAAATAGCAGATGCTAATAAGCAAGAACGTGCTTTGTTAATTGAAAGAACAAAAGCTAATGTAGAAATTAATAAATTAAAAACAAAAGCTGCACAAGTTGATAAGTTTACTTCAGAGCAAAGGATTAGTTTTTTATTAGAAGCTGCAGCAAAAGAAGATGAGATTACTAAAAAAGAAGTCGCACTTGCTGCGTTAAGACGTGATATTAAAATAGAAGAAAATAGTTTAAGCGAATCGACAAAAGAAGATTTAGACGAAGAAGCACAATTGATAGCTAACGTAATTCAACTTGAAGATCAACGACTGATTAGAAACAAAGAACTATTAGGTGTTGCGGCAGGATTACGTAAAGCAGAGGCAGATGCAAAAGCAGCAGAACGTGCTGCGGAGTTAGCTGCTATACAAAAACAAAGCGATGACATAAACCAAATTAAAAAAGCAGATAGCGATTTTGAAAAAGGGTTAGTAACAGATTTAAGTGGTTTGAAAAAAGTCGTAGCACAAGAAGAACAAGCCTTAGACGAAATAACATCTAATCAAAAATTAGCTTTAACAAGTCAAGCACTTGGAGGTATAACTGCTTTGTTAGGAGAAAATAGTGCAGCAGGAAAAGCAGCAGCTATAGCACAAGCTACAATTAATAGTTATTTAGCATTTACCGATGTACTTAAAACACCTACTACAATACCTGAACCATTTGGTAGCATACAGAAAGCCATAAGTGCAGCAGGTATATTAGCTTCAGGTATTCAAACAGTAAAACAAATAACATCGGTGCAAACACCAACAGGAGGCAAAGGTAGTAGGGGTGCAACTGCACCTGCAGCATCAGCACCACCTGCTTTTAATATAGTAGGTGCTGCACCTGAAAGTCAATTAGCACAAACCATAGGAGAAAAAGAAGATACACCTGTAAAAGCGTTTGTAGTTAGTAATGATATAACAACTGCACAGAGTTTAGATAGGAACATTATAGAGAGTGCATCAATATAAAACAAAAAGTAAAAAATAATATTGTTATAATATGAATATCGTAGAACTTATTATAGACGAAAACGATGACGTTTCAGGAATTGAGGCGATTAGCGTTGTAGAAAGTCCTGCAATAGAGGAAGATTTTATTGCACTTAAAAAAGAAGAATATAAACTTGCAGAGGTAGATAAAGAAAAGCGTATCTTAATGGGTGCTGCTTTAGTGCCTAATAAACCTATCTATCGTAAAAGCGGAGAAGATGAATATTATATATACTTTTCTAAAGATACTGTTCGCAAAGCAAGTGAAATGTTTTTTATAAGAGGTAACCAAAACAATTCTACATTAGAACACAATTTACCACTTACAGGACTTACTGCAGTAGAGAGTTGGATAGTAGAAAGTGAAAAAGACAAAACAAGACACTACGGTTTAGATGTACCTATAGGAACTTGGATGGTATCTATGAAAGTATTAAATGACGATATATGGGAAAACTACGTAAAAACAGGAAAAGTTAAAGGGTTTTCTATTGAAGGATTTTTTGTTGATAAATTACAACAAAGACCAAAAGATAAATCTATTAAAGACGAACTTGCAAAAATAGAAGAAGAAGAAGCTGAATATTTGTTAGGACAAATTAGAGGCATTATAAAAAAAGATAAGCGTTTAAAAAGTGGGCAACGTACTGAAATGGAAAGTTTTAGTGATTATCCAAGTGGTGTAAAAAACAACGCTAAAAAAGGTTTAGAACTTAACGAAAAAGTAAATAACAAGTGTGCAACACAAGTAGGTAAAGTTAGGGCACAACAATTAGCACAAGGTAAACCTGTGAGTTTAGAAACTATAAAAAGAATGTTTAGTTATTTATCGAGGGCAGGAGAGTATTACGATGAAAGTGATACAAAAGCGTGTGGTACTATATCCTACTTACTATGGGGTGGCAAAGCAGGTTTAAGATGGGCAGAATCAAAAATTAAAAGTTTAGAAAACCTTAAATCACAACTTATTAACGACACCTTAGCAATTATAGATGATAGACTTGCATATTCTACAAAAGAAATGGCTCAAAAAGCAGCAAAAGATATTGATTGTGATGGTATGCACACCCACGAGTATATGGGACAAACATGGTATATGCCATGCGAAGGTCATAACTTAACCAAAGAACAATTTAAAAAATATAAATGTCCTAAAGGTTATAGAAAAGATTACCAAAAACATAAGTGCGTAAAAATGACCGAAAAAGAACTTGCAGAAGTTGGGGAAAGGGGTGGTATAAGAAAAAGTCCAAAAGCACCTAAATCAGGAACGCCAAATAAAAACCCAAAAGGTAAGGGAACTGCAAAAGGTGATGCATCAACAAGTCGTGGTGCAAAAGTATCAAAAGCAGACGAAGCTACATTACAAAAAAAAAGTGATGAATTTAACGAAAGATATAAAGATAAACTTGGTTATGGAGTAACGGTTGGAAAACTAAAAGCGGTATTCCAAAGAGGTTTGGGTGCATTTAATGTTTCACATTCACCAAGAGTAACTAATCCTTCACAATGGGCATTTGCACGGGTAAACGCATTTTTATATTTAGTAAAAAACGGACGACCGCAAAATCCTAAATATACGGGGGATTATGATTTACTTCCTGCTAAACACCCTAAAGCATCTAAATGAGAAATTATAGAGAAAAATACCCTGTACCACAAGACGATAGAAGGGGATGTCTTTGTTGGGATACTAACACATATTCAAGAGAGTGCTGCGATGGTGATGACTATCGCACTCAAGGGATAGGTAGTATACACGGAAATATTTTGGGCGGTAGTTCACTTACATTGAGTGGATTTGCAGTAGCACAAGATGGAACTATTACTAATCCTACTTCTGATATAGGAACTGTAACGTCTGTAACCCCTTCGTCTTTTGATATAGTAGATACTAACACAAGTAGAACCGTTACAGTTTGTGTAACAGTACCTGAAGGTTACTCTAATACAGGAGAAACTATATGCACGACTGATACAGTAACACAATTAGCTACACCTACACTTGCTTGTAGCGATATTACTTTTACAGGGTATGCAGTATCACAAGGAGGTGTTATAACAACCCCTTCTATTGATATAGGTACAATATCTTCTACAAGTCCATCTTCGTTTAGCACAGTAAGTGTAGACACAGTAAGAACGCTTAATGTTAATATAACTGTACCAAGTGGATATTTTAACACAGGAAGCACGTTAGCTTGTACGACAACTGCAACACAACCTGCTATTGCCGAATATAGTTGTACAGATGTTGGTACTGCAACAATTTACATAGGAACAAGTGGATCACTAACTGCATCTTTTTCAAGTGGCATTACTGCTTCAGGTGTTGACCCCACATCTTTTGCAAGTAATACTACACTTGCTGATATACAGAGATCAATAGACTTTGATTTTACTGTTCCTGATGGCTATTCTAATGCAGGAAGCACCTTAGAAAATTGTAATTTTACACCTTATCAACCAAGTAAAACAAAACTATATACTTCAAATAATCTTACAGGTGTTAGAACATGGAGATTAAAAATAAAAGACACTAATGTACCTGACACATCATCTACAACTGTAGATTTAGCAAACATTACAGGTAAGATACAATTCTTTGGCTATGCACAACCTACAGTAGTAAGCGGTGATTCAACAGGAATAACTTTTACAGAAAGTAGTGCTATTTATGAAGTAGTAGGTATGGGTGGTTTTGTTGGACAATTATTATCACATAAATCTGACACGCAATTCACATCATTACAAACAGGCTCAGGTAATGTATCTATTAATGTAGTAACAGGTAGTAGAGATTCATCAGGTAGTAGTATTAACCCTGTTTCAAGTGCAGCAGTTAATATGTCAATATTTGATATTCAAACAGACCAACATTCAGGTTTATTTGTAGATATACAAAAGTCAAACGAACAAGGTTATAATATAGCATCTAACCTTTTTACTACGATTGCTGATGGTTATTACTGTAGAACAAGTGAAAATGCACAGATACGTGTGCAAAGCGGAATTATAACTGAATACGCTACAATTACTTAAAAATATAACAAACAATTAAATAACTTATTGTATATATATAATCTTATTTTATGAAAGCAACAGATATGTTAAACAAAGTAAAAGAACTTGTTGGTGTGGAAGCATCTGAAGAAACCCAAGAAGTAAAATTAGCACAAGCTACTTTGGAAAACGGAACTGTTATAGAAAGTGAAGATTTTGCTATTGGTAGTGAAGTTTTTATTGTAACAGACGATGAAAAGGTAGCACTACCTGTTGGTGCATATGCTTTAGAAGATGGTGAACAATTAAAGGTTGAAGAAGAAGGCATTATTGCTGCAATCGGAAAACCTGAGGAAGCACCTGCTGAAGAAGAAGCGTCAAAAGAGGAAGAATTAGAGGAAGAAAAACAGGATATGGGTTATGCAACCAAAGAAGAACTTGCAGAGGTCAAGTCTATGATTGAAGAAATTAAGGCTATGATTGAAAAAGACAAAGAAAAAATGTCAGAAGAAGTAAAAGAAACTGACAAAGAAGAATTGTCTAAGCAAGAGGAAAAAGAGGAAGTTGCTGAAGAAGTACAACTTGAAAAAGTAACACACAATCCTGAAGCAGAACCACAAAGAGAGATGAAACTCTACGGACAGAAAAGAGAATTAACAACTGCTGATAGAGTATTTGCAAAGATTTCAAATATTAAAAATAAATAAATTTAAAAATGGCAACAACTACAACACAAAACGTAAGTATAGCTTATAATGGAGAATTTGCAGGAGAATACATCTCTGCTGCTCTTTTATCAGCTAATACTATTGAAAACGGTGGTATTACCGTTAAGCCTAATGTAAAGTACAAAAGCGTAATTAAAACTGTAAGCACAGATGACATTGTAAAAGATGCAACTTGTGATTTCACAGACACTTCAACAATTACTTTAGATGAAAGGGTCTTAACCCCTGAGTTTCAACAAGTTAACTTAAAATTATGTAAGGCAGATTTTCAAGACGATTGGGAAGCACTATCAATGGGATTTTCTGCTCACCAAAGCCTACCTACTAAGTTTTCTGACTTTTTAATTTCTCACGTAGCTGCTAAAGTAGCACAGAGAACAGAAACTAACATTTGGACAGGTAACACATCAACTTCAGGACAATTTAATGGTCTTATGACTAAAATTGCACTTGATGCTTCTTTACCTGCTGCACAAGAGGTTGCAGGTACTACTGTAGATGCGACTAACGTAATTGCACAACTTGGAAGCATAATTGACGCGATACCGTCTACACTGTATGGTAGTGAAGATTTATATTTGTATGTTTCTCAAAATATTGCAAGAGCCTATGTAAGAGCATTAGGTGGATTTGCTTCACAAATTGGTGCTGCAGGTACTGATGCTAAAGGTACACAATGGTACAACGGTGGAGGACTTAGCTTTGATGGTGTAAAACTATTTGTTGCTAACGGTCTTGCTGACAATACTGCTATGGCTGCTGAAAAATCTAACCTTTACTTTGGTACAGGTCTTTTATCTGACCACAACGAGGTGAAAGTTTTAGATATGGCTGACCTTGATGGTTCACAAAACGTAAGAGTAGTAATGAGATTTACCGCAGGTGTAGAGTACGGTATCGCAGGTGATATTGTAACTTACGGTATTACAAACTCTGCTAACTAAGAACTGATTAACTAACAATAAGGGGTAGGTGGTTTTATATCTGCCTACCCTTTTTTAATAATAAGTAACAAATTGATTATCAAATAGTTACAAAAAAATTTTTTATAGGATATGGCTTGTAATTTATCAGCAGGTAGAAAAGAACCATGTAAGGACGTAGTAGGAGGCATTAGTAAAGTCTATTTTACTGACTTTGGTGGTTACGGAACAGTAACACAGACTAATGACGAAATTACAGATATGTCAGGTACTTTTACTGCCTTTGAATACGAATTAAAGGGGAATAGTAGCTTTGAGCAAACTATTACTTCTTCAAGAGAGAATGGTACTACATTCTTTGAGCAAACTTTAAACCTTACTCTTAAAAAACTAAGTAAAGAGGACAACAAGGAATTAAAGTTATTAGCCTATGGCAGACCACACGTTGCAGTTGAAGATTACAACGGTAATGTTTTTGTTATGGGATTAGAACACGGTGCAGAGGTAACAGGTGGTACTATTGTTACAGGTGCTGCTATGGGTGATTTAAGTGGATATACTTTAACACTAACTGCCCAAGAACTTTTACCTGCTAACTTTGTAGATTCACCTACTGCTGCTGACCCATTTGCAGGAATGGGAAGTGCAACTGTTACAGTAACAGAGGGAACTAACTCTTAATAGTTAGGAATGATTAGGATAAGAGGGTGGCATTAGCTGCCCTTTTTTTTGCTTTATAAATAACAAAATTTAAGTTTTTTTATTGTATATATATGATAGTTTTACAAGAAAGTGCATCTGCACAAAACTTAGATTTTATACCAAGAAGTTTTACAAGCGGTAACACTTATAATGTTACTATAGTAAACGAACAAACCAATACAGAGATTTACAACCAAAGTGTTACTTCTATAACAGAAAACTTGTACTACAATAGGCTAAATGCTATATTTAACGTAAAACAAGATAACTTTTATATAGTTACTGTAAAGTCAGGAAGCGATGTTATATTCAAAGACAAGATATTTTGCACTAACCAAACAATATCAGACTTTACGGTAAACGATAGCCAATACACAGAGCAAGACACGACTAACGAATTTATATTTATATAATGGATAACGTACATATAGTGAATTTATCTTCTTACAATAGACCTAAAATCCAAGAGGACAAAAAAAAAGAATGGATAGCGTATGGAGATGACAACGATTTTTATACTTATCTAATAGACCTTTATATACAATCTACAACTAACAATGCAATTATAAACGGTGTTAGTCAAATGATTTACGGAAAAGGCTTAGATGCTTTAGATAGTTCTACTAAGACAGATGAGTACGCAGCACTAAGGTCTATATTTAACGATTCTTGTCTTAGAAAAATAACCTTTGACCTAAAACTATTAGGAGAGGCAAGTTTTCAAGTATTATATAAAGATGGTCAAGTAGCAAAAGCCGAACACTTCCCAAGACAAACACTAAGAGCAGAAAAGTGTAACGAAGATGGTGAGATCGAAGCATACTACTACCATAATGATTGGTCTAAAGTAAAACCAAACGACAAGCCAAAAAGAATAGCTGCTTTTGGATTTGGTAACGGTAAAGAACCTGAAATTAAAATAGTAAAAAGATACTTGTCAGGTTACGATTATTATTGTCCACCTGACTATATGGGAGGTACTGCTTATGCAGAACTTGAAAGCGAAGTAGCTGACTACCTTATAAACGATGTACAAAACGGATTTAGTGGTACTAAGGTTGTAAACTTTAACAACGGTGTACCCGATAGAGAAAAGCAGTTACAGATTAAGTCTGACGTAATGCGTAAGCTAACAGGTGCAAGAGGCGAAAAGGTAATTATAGCTTTTAACAACAATGCAGAAAGCAAAACAACTGTAGATGACATACCACTAAACGATGCACCACAACACTACGAATACTTATCTAACGAGTGTGTAAGTAAGTTAATGGTTGCACATAGGATTACTTCTCCTTTGCTTTTAGGTATTAGAGATGGTAACAACGGACTTGGCAATAACGCTGACGAAATTAAAACTGCTTCTTTATTATTTAACAACACAACTATTAGACCTTACCAAGATTTAATTATTGATGCTATAGACGATATATTAGCAGTAAATGGGATTGCTTTAAAATTGTATTTTAAGACCCTACAACCGCTTGAATTTATAGAAACGGACAATGCTATTACTGACGAAGCAAGAGAGGAAGAAACAGGTGTTAAATTAAGCACAGACACCTTTGATGATGACAAAATGTTTAACCTATTAGACGAGTTTGGCGAAGAAGAAAACTTTGACGATTGGGAACTTGTAGATGAAAGACCTGTAGATTATGAGCAAGAAGAAGCCTTAGATAAAATGATAGGATTAGCAAGTACAGGAGTGGCAAGACCCAATGCAAAGTCCGATTTAGATGGTGAAACCAAAAGCGAAAAAAAATTTATAGTCCGTTACCAATATGCACCTTTAGCGGTTAGTAATAATTCAAGGGAGTTTTGTCGTAAAATGGTAGCCG